ATTGAGGCGGCAGGTGACGCGGTTGCCGCCGTCTATAACGACATAGAGGCGCAAATGCTCGACCATCTGGTGAGCAAGCTGCTGAGCGGTGACGTGCTCGACCAAAAGAGCACCACAGCCCTGTCCCTACTCTCACAGACCCACGACCGAGAGCTCAACCAAATCCTGCAAAAGAATAAGGGCGCCATCGACAAGGCGGCGTACCAGGCGGTCAGCAAAGCCATAACCGCAAGCGATAAAGATGACATGAAACGCGCAGGCGGCGGCTCTCCTCTCTATCCTCAGCAAATCACCGCAACGGTGGCAGGCGTGGCCGCAATCCTAGAGCGTGACAACATCAAGATGGTGCAAGGCGCCAAGGACGCGTTTTTGAGCACATCCATCGAGGCAATCACGCGGGTGAACACCGGATCCATGACTACAGAGCGCGCCCTTCACTGGGCGGTGCGTCAGCTAGAGCGCAAGGGCATCCCAATCATCACCTACCAGAACCGAAAGACGGGCATGGTCACCGTCGAGAACAAGGTGGACGTGGCAGTACGGCGCCACGTGAGGACCCAGATAGCCCAAGACGGCGCACGCATGACGCTAGAGCGGCTCCAAAAGATGAACATCGACCTCGTGGAAGTCTCAAGCCATGAGGATGCAAGGCCGTCACATGCCGAATGGCAGGGGCGCTGCTACTCACTGCACGGCACTCAGGTCATCGACGGCATCAAGTACCCCGACTTCTACGAGGCCACGCGCTACGGCTCAGTCGATGGCTTACTGGGCGCGAACTGCCGCCATAGCTTTGGACCCTACCGCCACGGCGCACCTAGAGCCTACAGCCCAGACCCAGCGCATCCGAGCGGCCTGCCTGGCAGCGAAATCTATGACCTAGAGCAAGGCCAACGCGCCCTCGAGCGTGACATAAGGGCGGCCAAGAGGGAGCTCAGCGGCGCCCAGCAGCTTTTCAACTACAGGCAAACACCAGAGAGCGCCAGCAACCTCATAGACGCCAAGAACGCCCTGGCACAGCTGCAAAAGGAAATGCGGGAATACATCGAGGAGGCAAACGCCAAGGCCAAGCCAGGCACCACCATTCTCTACCGCAAGCCTAACCGTGAGTGGGCAGGCGATATGCCGAAGATAAGCAACGCCGACAACTTGAGGAAGCAGGCCAAGGCAGACCCGAACGCGCCAAGCAAGCCAATGAACCAGGCGCTCTACAACTCCCAGGTGAACTACGTGAAAAGAAACGGCGGCATAGTGCTGCAAGGCGGTGAAAGCGTGACCAAACACCTAGACAGCCAAGGCGCAGCCGCCTCCATGATTCCCGGCAACGGCACAGAAAAGCCCGTCCTCATGTTCAGAGACAACCCGAAGACCTCAGACGTGCTCGAGGAGGTCTACCACTTCAAGCAAGACCAACGCGGTGACTACAGCGACCTCCCAGACGATGAGCGCATCACACGCCGGGAGATAGACGCCAAAGAGTGGCTGCTGAGCGTATCCTCGCGGTATAATATCCCCGAAGATGAGGTCGCAACTACACGCAAGCAGCTGGCAGACGAGAAGGCCAAGCTGGAAGAGATAAGGAAGCGAAACGGTGCGGGTAAGTGATTCATGGACGATAGAGGGCGATGGGTTTGCCTACACCATGATGACGCTGGACGAAAGCAAGCCAGCGCAATGCACCAGCGTGCTCATTGACGGCGTGCCCTACAAGCTCATGGACTTCCACATGAAACCGACAGACCCGAACGTATCCACCGCCGACTTCATGGCAAACAAGTGCGCCATAGCTGGCGCGCATGACTTCACTGGCATGACCGTGCGCTTCAACTAGCCGACACCGACAAACCAACCCACTCAAGACCGCCTGCCTGGGCGGTTTTTTTGTGCCCAAGCGACACCTGCTGGATATTTCAACCATCGCGAGAGACGGCGGCAACGGTCTCACATCGCACGCCTGAGCGGCAATCAGGTACCGAATCGCGCAGAGAAGCGCGGAAACCAAACCCCGGAAGGAAGGTTGAAAGATGACAGGACAAAACCCAGCAGAGACCACGGAACAGACTGAGCAGGCTGAGCCCACAGCTCCACAAGAGCAGACGGAACAGCCACCCGCTGAGCAGGCTGAGCCCACAGCTCCAACCGCACCAGCACCGCAGGCACCAGCAGGCAACACGGTCAACCGCCACAAGTACGAGCGGGAAATGGCTGCCAAGGATGCCCGTATAGCTGAGCTCGAGGCTGAGAACAAGGGCTACCAATCTGTGCGCGATGACCTTGAGGCTTACAAAAAGCAGCAAGAGACCAAAGAGACAGAGAGCGCGCTCAAGAAAGCGGGATGCCATGACGTGGTGGCTGCCAGTGCGCGCCTTGGCGAGTTCGACAATGACGTCGAAAAGCTGAAAGAGGCGGCACCTTACCTGTTCTCCTCAACTGGAAGCTCAAAGAGCACAAGCGGCACCCAAAAAGGTGCTCCCGATACCGAAGACGCGCGCACTAAGAAAATGCGCGAATACATGGGACTAACTGATAAGGAGTAACACCATGCCTAACCAAATCACCCTGCCCAAGGGTTTCCAGGTCATGTTGGACGAGGTCTACAAGGCCGCAGCGGTTTCCTCTGTGCTTGATAGCTCCCCGACAGACTTGCGCCCCACCCCTAACGTCCACGAGTTCTGCTACCCGCAGATGGAAGTGGGCGGCCTTGCCGACTATGACCGCAATAGCGGATACGCGGCCAACTCTGGCGTAAAGCTGGACTGGAAGACCGTGACGGCAGACTATGACCGTGGCACCAAAATCATGGTCGACGTCATGGATAACCAGGAGAGCTTCGACCTTGCGTTCGGCAAAGCTGCGGGCATGCTCTTGCGTGAGCACGTGGCGCCTGAGGGCGATGCCTACACGTTCGCCAAAATCGCAAGCCTGGCCAACATCACCAAAGACGTGGCCACAATCGACGGCGGCGCTCAATTCCTTGAGGCCATCCTCACCGCTATGACCCAGATGGACGAGGACGAGGTACCTGCCGAGCAGCGTTACCTTTTCACCACCTCCACGCTCCTCAACTCTGTCAAGGCTCTCGACACCACCAAATCCCGCGAGGCTCTTGACGGCTTTGCCGGAATCATCAAGGTGCCGCGTGGCCGTTTCTACACCGCCATCGAGCTGCTAGACGGCAAGAGCGGCGGCGAGGAAATGGGCGGCTGGAAGAAAGACACCGATGGCAAGCCCATCAACTTCCTCATCGTCCACAAGCCCGCAATTATCAAGTACGACCGCCACATCGCTGGGCCGACCGTTATCTCTGCCGATAACAACCCCGATGCCGATGCCGACATCGTGAAATATCGCAAGTACGGCCTCGTCGATGGCTACGAGAACAAGCGCGCAGGCATCTACCTGAGCCATGCAAGCGCCGAATAAGGAGGAAGACTATGGGAAAACGCGTCGGGCTCTTGATTGATGGCAAAATCGCCGAGAAAGAGATAGAGGAGCCAAAGGCACCAGAGGAAAAGCCCAAGACCTCAAAGTCTAAGACCGCCAAGGGCAAGGCGAACACCGAACCACCAGAGGAGCCAAAGGCAGAGGAGCCCGCTGAGGACCCTGCCGAGAGTGAGAAAGCAGAGGACTAGCATGGAGCTGCCCAGCGTTACGCATGAACGCTACAAAGAGCTCGGCGGTACCCTAGAGGCCGAAGACTTCAACGCCTCCATAGCCGCCGCCGTGGCCGCTGTGCGTGAAATCATCGGTTACAACGAGCCAGCCGACCAGGATGACGTGGAGGCCTACGAGCGCGCGGTGTGCGCCGCCGTGGCCGTCGACAACACCTACGGCGCAAGCGGTGGAATCGGTGAGAACCTTGCAAGCGTGACGCTTGGGCGCTTTTCTGCCTCCATGGGATCCGGGGCTGCGGGCTCTGCCTCTCTGTACGAGCAAGACATGAGGAGAGCCGTGCGGCGTGAGCTCATCGGCTCCTCCCTGCTCTATCAGGGGATAGCATGATTACGCTACCGCGCAGACTTATGACCTCCACGGCAACCGTCAAGACGCCCAAAGAGGGCGGCTACGGTGGAGAGTACAACGAGCCCGTGACCATCGCAGGCGTGTGCTTTGACCGCACCGCAAGCCTGATGGTGACCGACTACCAGCTACAGGCGCCAGTGAAGGGCGTGCTTTTCATAGACCCCCACGTAAGCAAAGGCGCCTTTGAGATTCCCGCCGGCTCTCTGGTGAGCGTCGACGGCGAGGTGTCAGACGCAACGGTTCACGAATGTGAGCCCGTCTATGGCTGGGGCGGCCTCCATCACTGGGAGTGTGTGCTGGTATGAGCATCACGATGAACCTGCCAGACCTCGACCGCCTGGTATCAGACGCCGACCGAAAGCAAAAGCTCGAGGAAGTGACGATGCGGGCGGCTTTCCTTATGAGGCAATACGTGCCACGCGATGAGAACACGCTCAGAGCATCCGAGCCATTGAACTCACGCTATGAGCGTGGAGAGATAACCTGGAACACGCCCTACGCAAACACTCAATACAGCGTCCCCATGGCACACACCACGCCAGGGACAACCGACCACTGGGACGAGGCTTTCATGCGCAACGATATGAATGACCTCGTGAAATACGCCGAGACACTGTACAAGGAATAGAAACATGGCAAGAAACGACCTACTAGACGTCTTCAAGCAAGCCCTTCAATCTGCGGGGCTTTCCGACATCTTCACCACCATGGCAGACGGGCGCGCTCATCCTGAGTGCGTTGTCGTGGCTTTCGGTATACCCGAGAGGTCTGTGGCCTACTACGGCGGTGAGGAGGAAGAACGCCTGAGGGTGACCACAATAGTGCGGCGTATCAGTGAGCTCAAAGCCATGGAGGATGCCACTGAGGCAGAGCGTGCGATTCGCACCACGCCCCTCGACAGCCAGAACGGCTCCTATGAGCTCGTGAAAGTTGAGACAAACCCACCGCAATCGCTCCCATGGGATGAGAGCGGGCGTTTTGTGTGGGCTTTCGATTCCTACATCACAACCACAAGAAAGGACTTCATCTAATGGCCAACGTAGACATCGGCTTCGCGCTTAACTATCAGTACATCAACCTCGTGAACACCACGCCCCAGGAAGCAACCCCGACCTGGGTTTGGGTGGGTCCTGGTATCACCGAAATCACGCCAGAGCGCGAGGAAAAGGTAGACACCACGGACGATTACTCCACGGGCGGCAACTCCATCACCACGGTCAAGGGCGTCGACAAGACCCTAGCCGTATCCGGCAACCGCCTCGTCGGTGACCCATTCCAAGAGTTTCTGGTCTCCATCGAGGAGGCTTTCGGCACTGAGCGCGAGACTACCTACCGCATGGTCTCCCCGAATGGTGAAATCATCGAGGAGGACATCACCATCAAGGACATCATCGCCACAGGACCCAACGGCGCCGCCTCTGATAAGCAGGCAATCTCTTGCACGTTCGCACGCAATGACACCCCGCGCATCATCCAAGAGGCTAAGGGCACGCACCTGCCTGCTACCGTGACAGCCGACAGCGTGAGCGTGGCAGTAGGCGCCACCGAACAGGTCACGCCGACCGTGACGCCTGAGACAGCATCCGACTGGTGCCTCTATGCGATTGAGGACACCGACATCGCACGCGTCACCACAGACGGCAAGGTCGAGGGCATCAAGGCGGGCAAGACCCAGCTGGCAATCAAGTGCGCGGCCAAGCCATCCATTCGCATCGCTGTGGAGGTTGAAGTAACCGAGTAGCTTGCGACACATAAGAGACTATCGGTCATGAGGCCGGGGCGAACGCGCTGCGCCCCGGCTTTTCTTTTCTAAGCGCGAGAAAAGAGGAAAGCTATGGAACTCAAACTAAACCCCATCTTTGTGCCGCTCAACGTAGAGATTGGAGACCGCAGCGTGGAGCTTGTGGTTGACCTCACAACCGACAACCTCCTCGAAATCGGCCAGGTGTGCATGAAAAGCGCCGACAAAATGAAAGCGGTGGACCAGCTCAAGAAGAAAGCCGTGGAGAGCAAGAACGTCGAGGAAGCCAAGAGAGCCAACAAAGAGATGGCCAAGGTGCTCAAAGACGCCCTCACCCAGGCAATCGGTGCGGAAAAGTACGACGAGCTCCTAGAGGCGGCAGGCAACGGCCACGAAATCAAGCCAGCAGCCTGCAACCAAATCATGACCGCAGTCTTTGGCGCCATCGCCGAAATCGTGGCCAAGAACAACAAAGAGCTCACCAATAGCAAGGCAGCGC